CGTGGCTCTGGTCAGTCGTTGCCATTCGTGTCGTATCCGATGATTCAACCGTTAAATACCCAGTGCCTGCCCTATTGGTTTCATAAACGGTCACCACATTAGCAGCAGGGTTCGCTACGGTAAAATCTGCGTGAGCATTAATAGCAGTATAAATATTATCTGCGGTTGTGTTGTTGCTTTCGTTATGAAAAAACTTATTGGTAGCTGGTGTACCAGTTCCTGCACCCTGGCAAGTAAAGGTCACCGTATTGCCATCCGATTTTGTGAACACCAAAGTCGCATTTGTTGCAATGTTGGAATAATCCGTAACCGTAATTGTGCAATCGCCTGACACGCCACCAATGATGTGACGATGCCACGCCACTACCTGCTCTTCACGCCGATAAGTCATTCCAATTAACTGACCGTCTGCACGGACACCCCATACCACCGAATCTGGTTCCTGCTGATACGCCATAGCCGATACACCATTTTCCGTGATGTGTTCCGCCAGAATGGTCATATCTGGTGCCGTGAAACTTGCCACATCGGAATTATACACCAATTCCCTGACTTTTCTTTTTGCTCTCTGAACAAACAAGGTAGCATTGGCAATCTGCAATGCCTGGATGTCAGCACTGCCATAAGTCGTCTGCTGCTTAATCTGCGTGTTAATCGGCGTTAAAGGCTCATCAATGCCTGATGCCCTTACCACAAATTCACCACCACTGGTACCAACGACTAACTGTGTGCCAGACGATAGATACCGAATGACATTAACCTGACTTGACCCAATCGTATAAACCAGACCATCGGTGTTTGCCGTGCCAGTTTTAAAGTTTTCATAATCGCCTGACTGCGAAAACCAGAGTGTCTGCGGAGCATTTGCCGTACCACCAAACACAAGCCGCTGTTCGTAAAAATTTACAGTTCGTGGATACGATCCAGAATGAAATGCACCCAGTGCAAAATTATAGTCATTGTTACTGGCATTCGTCAAATCAAACTGCAGCGTCCGTGAGTTGCCTGCACCATCAGATACTAAATCATTGCCAGGAGCCAGCGTAATGACGTTTGCCGTTACCGCTACAATCAGTTTCCCAGTTGCATTATTTGCTGCATCACCAAAACTGGCACCTTTAATGATGTGACCAACCCTAAAACCCTTTTTAATGAAATTGCCTGCACTGTCTTCAAAGCGGTCATTATGTTCCAAACCAGTAGAATCAGGGTCACCTTCGTGCGCCGATATTGTACTGGCAGTATACGTTGGTGCCAAAGACGCATCCGCTGCATCCATTGTACTATCCAAACGCGGTTGCACTGTTGCCGTAACAACTGTGGCACTGGTATACGCCGTAATCTTTGCATATCCGTCATAAACTTTAACAAGCCGCCCAACATCAGTAGATGCAAAGGTGTCTTGTGCCGCCGTCAATGTCACACCAGAACCAGTATGCGCACTTGCCGTCATATAGTTGGTCGTATCACTGTTGGGGTCTTGAAAGGCACCCCACTTTAAGTCAACTTCCGTTAAAGTCCAGGCATTGTGATCGGTTCGTGTCAGCTTACGCACTGAGTAGCTTGGATGCACCATATACATCACATCCGCCGTCTGTGCGAACTTGACCTGGTCAAGATCAGACGTTCCGTAAGGCGTGGTAATTTCATAGGGCGTGGTTCCACTGGACACGATAATGCCGCCGTCCTTGTAGAAGCGCATATACTGATGCCCCAATTCTAAAACATACGCCTGATCAACATTAAATTCAAAAGGGATCAGTCGTGTCTTGTTGGCACTGGTCTTGATTTCCTTGACAAACCGTGTGCCTGGTCGTCTGGTCACCCCACCGTGCGGCTGCACCAGAAAGTTCTGCAACGTCTTAACACCGTTGTCATAACGTCCTAAATCGGTACGACCTGCAAGTCGTGGAGACAGTTCGCCTGCCGTAAAATTCTGTTTGGCACCAGTAACCTTCGCCATCGATTAAAACCTCGATGCAATGAACAAGTCACCTTCCTGATACGTTTTGTCCGTCAGGTTGGTAATGTTGTCTGGTGTTCCTTCAGTCGCATCCACAAAGCGCGCTTCACGCAGTTTGTTGTCGTACAGATCCCACATCTGCTTCGTCAATGACGCACTGTTAACCAGCGCATAGCTGATGTCACTGGCAAGACGTGCAGACATTGCTTCAATTAATAGCTGATCATAAGTGTTAACGTCCGTAACCCTGCCGACATAAACCAGCTTTACCGTGCTTTCATTAGCCAGAAGTTTACGCCCTTCAATGGCGTGTACGGTGTCCTGATCCTGCAAGCGCAGTACTCTTAGACAATATGGATCGGTGGGGAGTGTAAATTGATAGGAAAAATCAAATGCTGGTGCCGATGAATCGGCGGTCAGGGATGCTCTTGAAATTAAACAGTTCCAGGGATGGGAGCGGAAAACCGCATCACGAATTAAGGTGTATCTCTGGTTGCAGACACGCCCTGCCTTGGTATCTTCATTCAAAGCAGTAATGGTGGAAGCACCAATCATATTGAGCGCACTGTTACAAATGTCAACTTCACTTGGCATAAAAAATTCTTTCGTTTTAAGCGGAAGGGGTCTTAATGACCCCTTCCAAGGGGAGAACCTTTAATCAATAACGTAATACATTACCAATTCAACTGTTCCAGTACCTGCTGCGCCGCCCATGACAACGGTAATTGGAATACCGTCTTCATTTGCGTCAACAACACTGTTTCTTCCTAATGCAGACGTAGCCGCAATATCTACCGTAGTAACACTGGTAGAAGCTGCTGCCGCTTTATATTCGTCAACATCAAGCGCAACGGTTGTTCCTGCACTGTTGGTGTAAGCCGCGTGACCTACGGACAGTGTAGTAGAACTACCCATTGCATCGTGAACAAGTTCACCTTTTAGGATTCTTGCACCGTTTGGAAGATTAAACATCTCAATAACGTCACCAGACGCTAGTGAAGATGCTTCGTAAAGAGCATAAGCAACACGAATTCTGCCGCCAAGTTCATTAGCTTTAATCATTTCCTTTGGTTCATTCTGATCCCATTTAGTTTTTTGAACTGAATAGACTGTAGCCATTTTTTACCTCCTCTACTCTGAACAAGCTATTTCTACTACCTTGGCTTCTTCCATCCTTGTGGCTCCTACCGATTGGCAATAGTAAACTTGGGTTGAATAACTCTTATCGGAACGCTCCGAAATTTTTGCCGTTGGTTCTTTTCCAACTGCTAATTTCATCCCATCGTGACTCCAACAAAAAACTCTACGATCACTGTTTGTATCCACTGGCAATCGGTTAGATACGATGAATTTAAATCCAACGAAATCTGAGATTACACCTTGGCTCAAGGCACGGACTGTGTTGTAGTCTGCGCTTGTTACAGTGGTGTTATTCAACAAATCAGAGATCTGTTTTGGGGAACAAACAATGTAGCGTGGAATTGATGGGTCAACATTACCAGCATCTAAAATTTGCTTTGCATTTACCAATTTGGCAATTGTAAGCCCTGCACTGCCATGTGCAATTTTGTTTGCAGCAGTGAAAGATGTAGTCGTTGAACCGTCCTTCCCAGTTTTCGCATCTCCGTAAAGAGCCGCGATGATAACATCGTCCATCGCCCTGCCCATCGCAGCAGCCGCCGCTCTGGCATAGGTTGATGTTGGGTCGATTAATAACCGCACTCTGTCAGCCGAATCAATCAAATCTGCGTATTCATAATCAGAAAGCACGACTTGTCGTCTTGAGTGAGGGGTATCAATTATTGGTGTATCGGAATGCCTGCTAGTTCTAAGAACTGCCGCTGCACTACCCACCTGATCGAAAAACGCCTTCTCGCCGTTGACGGTTTCTGTATCTACTGCTGATCGCAATAGAGATCCCATCTGCTGAGAAAGCATTTGCACGTTCGCCGAAAATTGGTTGACGAAACTAGTTGTCACTTGTGTAGACAATAGACTTCTCCATATTTAAGTTAAAGTTTTAAGATTAAAATCGTCTACTTGTCCTTTAAAAGGGGTAGGCTATTGGTTAAGCCAACTACTCTAACTCTTCGATGAGTTGTCGCTCTGGGGGCTCTTGCGAACCTTATCCAAAGATTTATTTTCCACCCATTTAAGGTAGATTTCTGCCAATGCTACTGGGTCTTTAATATTTTCCATTGAACCATATTTGACCGCCATTTGTAAGCATTCAAGGCGTAACTGTTTGTCATCCATTCCGCAATTCTCTTAAACGCAACGCTTCGTTTACGTCAATGTCATGCTGCGGATGATTTTTATCCCAATAGGGTGTATTCGGTGCCGTGAGTTTTGCTATCATTGAATCAATATC